TCGCACAAGGCCTGTAGCGTGGAATGCTCTGTGATCGTCGGAGTGACTGAAACACAAAAGAAGATGCGAACGGCAATCAAGGCTGAGCGTGCCAAGGATGCAGTCAAGCGGGAAAGCCTGAAATCGTTGTCGGATTGGATTAAGGACGTGCAAATTGTCTTCAATAAATTCATAAGATTACGAGATATGAGTCTTGGCTATCCTTGTGTATCTAGTAGCCGGCCATTGAACTGGAATAGCAATGAGGTAGATGCAGGCCACTATCGATCTCGCGGTAGTGCCCCACATTTACGCTTCAATGAGGATAATTGCCATGCACAGAGCAAGCAGGACAATCGATATGGGGCTGGAAATGCGGTCGAATATCGGATTAACCTGATTGATCGTATCGGCATCGAGCGTGTAGAAGCGTTGGAAAGCAACAACATACCAAGAAAATACACCATCGCCGAGTTGCGGGAAATCAAAGCCCAATATCAGGCGAAAATCAAGGAAATGAAAGGGAAGCAATCATGACCGATAACGAACTACTCACCAAAGCCGCACAAGCCATCAGCGCACTGTTAAGTCGATTTCCTGATGCTGAACAGCAAGAACTAATGCAAAGAGCTTATCTAGCTGGTATAGCCGATGGCGGTAATATCATTTCGGCCCATGTCGAGGGATGGGCAGCTACTCAAAAGGCGATGCTATGACAATCATGAAACCAATATTGTGCAAGATACACAATATAAATTTCATGACTTCCTGTCCTGCATGTGCAGAGGATGCGATTGGTGACTTACGTGTACTTTATAATTTTCAAGGCACCATGATAGGGAAGCATCTTTACGATAAATTGATTAGTATGGGGTTAGACCCAACAGACCATGCTCTCACGCATAAAGCATGATCCCATAGACTGGTCAGCCATCGTCACCGATCTGGTGCGCGGTGGCTTTTCCTTCCCTGCCATTTCCGCTAGAATCGGCATTCCACCATCAACGGTGAAGGCCTGGCGCAATCCCCCCTATTCCGAGCCTCATCATTCCAGCGGTGAACGCCTCATTATCCTGTGGTGCAACGCCACACTCAAGGACCGGCATCAACTTCCTACCAAAGACCGCCCCACAAAACCGACAGTATTCCGACGCACAACATGGGTACAGTTGCAACTCATTGAAGGACAAGACCAACAAACGAGGTAACTATAACGATGGCTGCCCCGAAAAAGATCGATTACGAACGCATAGAGCCTGACTGGCGCGCCGGGGTAAAAAGCCCCTCCCAGTTGGCGGCAGAATATACGGCTGACACTGGTGTGTCTGTATCCCACCCAGCCATCATCAAGCATTTCACTAAATTAGGTGTACCAAGAGACTTGACCGCTAAGGTAGCGGCAAAAGCCGAATCCATGGTTCTTGAATCCATGGTTACAGGCAAGGTTTCTTCTGTAACCAACAAAACCAACGCTGACATCGTAAATGGCGCTGCCGAAGAGGTGGCGACCGTCATCTTGTTCGAACGCGGTGACGTTAAGCGCGGACGCATGCTATTGAACCGCATGATGACGGTAATGGAAGGCAAGGACGATGCGGACCTGAGCATCGAAGCCATGAAGAAGATGGCCGAGACGTTGCGCATCATGATCGGGCTCGAGCGTGAGGTATGGAACATTGAATCGCTGTCGGAGAAGGCTGATGCGGCTGCGGTTAAGCTGGCGTCTCGTCTGGAAGATGCACGGCGTAGGGCTGGCAAGTGAGCGCATTGACTGTCGAGGAGCAACTCGTCGAGGAGATGGCAGCTTGCACCAATGACCCGCTGCGCTTCGTGATGTTTGCGTTTCCCTGGGGTTCTGGTGAATTGGCAGAGCATGAAGGGCCGGACGACTGGCAGCGTGACATCCTGATCGACATGGGGCAGAAGCTGCAAGCCGGCGCATTGAACCTGACGGAAGCGTTGCAATACGGTATTGCCTCAGGCCACGGTGTGGGTAAGTCAGCTTTTGTATCCTGGCTGATCGAATGGGCGATGTGCACGTTTGAGGATACGCGGGGCGTGGTGACAGCCAATACGGATGCCCAGCTACGTACCAAGACATGGGCAGAACTGGCGAAGTGGCATCGGCGCTGTATCTGCTCGCACTGGTTTGAATTGACGGCAACGGCGCTGTATAGCCTTGATCCGCAGCATGAGAAGACATGGCGCATCGATATGGTGCCTTGGTCGGAACGCAATACAGAGGCGTTTGCCGGTCTGCACAATCAGGGCAAGCGCGTGCTGCTGATCTTTGACGAAGCCTCGGCTATCCCGCCGATCATCTGGGAGACGGCTGAGGGAGCTTTGACGGACAGCAACACACAGATCATCTGGGCAGTCTTTGGTAATCCAACGAGAAATACCGGACGCTTCCGAGAATGCTTTGGCCGGTTTAAGCATCGCTGGGTGACGCGGCAGATTGATAGCCGCACTGCCCGGATGACCAATAAGGATCAACTCAATCAATGGGTGGCTGACTATGGCGAAGATTCTGATTTTGTACGGGTTCGTGTTCGCGGTGTATTTCCTCGCGCTGGGTCCACTCAATTTATTGGATCAGACATCGTTGAGCATGCCGCCCAGTGTGAATCAGTGACTGGTATCTATGATGCTCTTGTGCTTGGCGTGGACGTTGCTCGTTTTGGTGATGACGAATCCGTGATCTACATTCGCAAGGGACGCGATGGTCGAACCCACCCGCCTTTGAAGTATCGCAATCTTGACAATATGCAACTAGCCGCTCGCGTGGCCGAGCAATACGAGTTCTACCGGGCTGATGCGGTATTTGTGGATGAAGGCGGTACAGGCTCCGGTGTGGTGGATCGGCTGCGACAGTTACGGATACCGGTCATTGGCGTGCAGTTCGGCGCTTCCCCGGATCGATCGACACCAGGGCAAGAGGCTGTCACCTATGTGAACAAGGTTGCTGAGATGTACGGCGTCATGCGGGAATGGCTCAAAACAGGCGGCGCGATCCCGGATGATAACGACTTGAAGGCACAATTGACGGATCGGGAATACGGTTACGTGCTGCGCGAAGGGCGCGATGCCATCCAGTTAGAGAGTAAGAAGGATATGAAACGTAGAGGTTTATCTTCACCCGATATCGCCGACGCGCTGGCCTTGACCTTCGCTTACCCAGTGCAGGCCAATCCGAATGCAGGGCGCGCAGCAGCAAACCGAACACCGATGATCTCGCACGATTACGACCCTTTTAACGAAGCTCAGCGGCAACCTGAGCGCTACTGACGGAGAAATACCATGGGCGGGAGTTCAGCACCATCAGCACCACCAGCAGTGACCACACCACCACCGATACCGATGCTGCAAAGCCCGGCATCGGTGCAGGCCAGCACTACGATTGCACAGCGCGCCAATGCTGCTATTGGACCCGGTGCAATGGATCAAACCGGTCCGCAAGGACTCACCACACCGGCATCTACCGGTACCAAAACCCTACTGGGATCATAAGGAGCAATACCATGTCACTGATACACGATGCACTGGCTAAGATCGAAGCAGCCTTTAACAATGTCCTCGACCTCGCCGATCCAGAACAAGCGGTCAAGGATGCTGAAGCCGAATTCCGCAAGACCACGGCTGATGCGATTGCTGCCTTGCAAGAAGCAGTCAAAGCGTTACAGCCTGCCGTTGCAGTGGCCCAAGCCGTTACTGCTGAACCTGTTGCAGTTACCAGCGCAGCCGTAGTGCTTGATACTGCCGAGCCTGCTGCGCCTACCGTCTCCGCAACATTGGATGCCGCCATCGCTGCTACAGCTAACCCAGCAACACCAGCCGCCGAGTAACCCATGGCAAAACCGAAGCTCAAGCTGGTCGGCAAGGAGAACACCGGTTCACCGGCGCTCCAAGAACTGCGCAGCCACTGCGATCAGATGATCACAGCCATGCGCAACGACCGCATGAGTTGGTGGACGCACTGGCGCGAGATTGCTGATTATCTGATCCCGCGCCGGTATAAATGGCTGATTACGCCGAATCAAGGCAATCGGGGAAGCCCGATCAATCAGCGCATTGTCGATAACACCGGCACTGTGGCGTTGCGTATCCTTGCTGCCGGCATGATGTCAGGGATCACAAGTCCTGGACGGTCATGGTTCAAGCTAGCGACGAACAACGATGACTTGAACGATTCGTCGGATGTCAAGCTGTGGCTGTCAGAGTGCCAGAAGCGCTTAGGCACTGTCTTTGCTGAGTCGAACTTTTACACGTCGCTGGCAACGATCTACGGCGATCTGGGGGCATTCGGCACAGGCGTCATGATCATGTATCAGGATTACGACGATGTGATTCGCTGTTTCAACGTCTGCGCCGGGGAATACTTCCTTGCCATGGATGAGCGGCAAGACATTGGCACCTGTGGCCGTGAGTTCGTATTGACGACCCAGCAGGTAGCCGAGCAGTTCGGTATCGAGAATTGCAGCCCGGATATACAGGGCGCGATCCAGACCGGTGGCGCAGCGCTAACGCGTGAGGTCAAAGTCGGCCATCTGATCGAGAAGAACAGCGATTTGATCGTCGGCGCACCGGGTGTTAAAGGGATGCCATGGCGCGAGGTCTACTGGGAAATGGGACAAGGCACGTCGTATGTGCTGCGTACGCGTGGTTTCCATGAGAAGCCATTCATCGCGCCGCGCTGGGATATCGTCGGCAATGATCCGTATGGCCGTAGTCCGGGCATGGATGCATTGGGCGATGTCAAGATGTTGCAGGTTGAACAGAAGCGCAAGGCACAGGCGATTGACAAGCATGTGAACCCGCCCATGGTCGCCGATGCGGTCTTGAAGAATGAACCAGCGTCGTTGTTGCCGGGTGGTGTGACGTATCTCGCCAGCAGTCAAGGCGTGGGTTTCAAGCCAGTCTATGAGATCAAACCAGACTTTGCAGGCCTGACCGAAGACATCAAGGAAGTGCAGCAGCGCATCAAGACCACGTTTTTTAACGATCTGTTCCTGATGATTAGCCAGTTGGATACCGTCCGTACGGCAACGGAGATCGATGCACGCAAGGAAGAAAAGCTTATTCAATTAGGCCCGGTGTTGGAACGCTTCGAGAATGAAGCACTGGATCCGGCCATCAATATCACCTTCGATATCATGCTGCGCAACGGTCTGTTGCCACCTGTACCGCAGGAACTATCCGGCCAGAAGATCAAGGTTGAATATATCTCGATGCTGGCCGAAGCACAGAAAGCCGCCTCGACCGCTGGGGTTGAACGCTTGGCGCAGTTCGTTGGCAGCATTGCCGCCGTCAAGCCGGAAGTGTTGGACAACATCGATTTCGATGAAGCCATTGACGAATACGCCGACATGCTGGGCGTCTCACCGAAAGTCATTATGTCGCTGGTCAAGGTGCAGCAGATCAGGGCTGCACGTAATGCCCAGCAGCAGCAACAGCAGCAGTTACAGAACTCGACAGCCGCCGCGCAAGGTGCGCAGACGCTGAGTCAGACCGATGTGGGCGGCGGTGTGTCTGCCCTGCAAAAGATGCTAGGTGCTGCATGACCT